TTGCATATAGCCATGACTTACAGTTCCTCGGATACTCCTGGCTTCATGTCCCCCAATGCTTCTGCGTAAGCCTCCAGCCGTGAGTAAACGGATTTTACATCAAGCCTAAAAGCTGCAGGCCAATCTGGTTCATTGCCTGTCCGCCAAACTCTACCAATGATATCCCCGTTCTCCGAGTAACTTACCACTTCGAATCGAACTGCGATCCCCTCCCTGAACATACCCACATCCACCGGTGGGCCTTCCAGCACTTGTGTCGGGAACTCAAAGATTATCTGTTGGATCGCCTGGAAATAAACAGGGACTTTTTGTAAGGGGGTAGTAAGATCTCTAGCCATAATTATGCTCCGTCTACGCTCGCTATGGACGTGACAGCATCCACAGCGGCGATATTTGTTACCCCATCTCTCTTTAAGGGTGCTTGATACTCAAAAGTGAATCCACCCCCCCAGCCTACACGAGCTGAACTCGTAGACCGAGAGCAGAGAGTAGAGGTGGCTGTCGATGAATCCCATGCGGTACACCAAGTCGAGTTATTCAAAGCGTAGTTATACTCGTGGGGGGCCGGAGTAATCCCCGAACAGTAAGAAACCCACCCCGATGGCGGGTATGTAGCAGCTACAAAAAAACATATCAACTGAGCGGCGGTGGTAGAGTTGTTTAGGATAGAAATGCTTTGCGCCGAAGTATTACTTAGATTGGTGATTGCGCTGTCATTGTAAGCAGCATTCTCTACCCAATAGTAATGGTAGCCGTAAGTTGTGATTCTGTTGGTACTGATAGTGAAAGTCAGGTTGTTACTATGGTTTATACCGTAACCAGCGTATATAGCACCTGTATTTGTGTAGCCTGTGCTGAATACCTGGCGATACCTTGTGAATCCCGTGGGATCGGTATAGGTAACGCTACTCGGATATGTGTTGAGAGCCGCGTCAATAAACACAACATGCCAAGCATTGGCATTTGCACTCATTGTTACGCTGTTGCCCGCGCCAGAAGATATACGAGTAACTGTTGGCAGCGCCATTAGGAAACCTCCACCCAGTTGAACTGCGGATTCACATACATCACATCAGTAGCCAGTCCGTAGCCCATGATAAATACGTACTGTCCGGTAGTAGCGGGGACTGTTGGTGTAATATAGCCCGCTGTTGTTGATACATACGCTACTGCTGCCGCACCTACGCCGTACTGCAATCCTGTTAATTTGACTACGCCTTTGACCAAAACGTCGATCTTAGTTCCAGCAGTTCCACCTGTAATCGCGATCCCAACAGGAGGGGCCAACACATCAGCATCAGCATGTTGCACTTCTGCTCGAACGGTATCTGCCATCAAAGCTACTGCATAGCCAGCAGTTACTGTCGCTCCGGTAATGAAGTTCTCTATTACGCCGGTATATCCAAGATTAGTCGAAGGGTACGCCGTACCATGATTAACCGGAACATTAACGCCTAGCTGAAAATCATTGCCTGTATCGTTCCGATACCAAAGTTTGGTCGGTGCAGTATTCTCTACCCAGATATGACCGTAACCACCGAGCGAAGTGGCGGAGTACGCTTGTTCTTTTATATAGAAATCCGCACCCTCAACCGTCAGGTCACCCGTAGTAACGGTGCCAGTCGTAATTATGTTGTTGTTTGCAAAGTTTGCTTCTGTAAGTGACAAATTGAACTGAGCTTCAGCGCCTATATAAAATCCATATACATTATTAGTTCGGTCGTATCTTAAAGTATCGGCATTGTCGAACTGAATTGCCGCAACAGTTGCTGATAGTGCTCCTACGAAGAATTGATCATCAACTGTTAACAGAGTATTGCCAGCGTACACATTGTCTGCACTTCTAATAAGCCCAGTCGTCGTTATGGCGTTGTCTTTATGTAGAACACCCTCGATCGTTACGCCTGCTGCCGCCGTTGTTTCGTTGATGGTGTCAGCATTAATCGGGTAATAAAAAACCCACGTACCTGCTGAATTGTCCCAGCGTAACTTCTCATCAACCGACGTTCCGAAAAAGACTATGTCATTAGCAACAGAAGAGAAGCCAGACCCGAATATCTCTATTCCTGATTGGGAGAGCCAACTGGCCGAAGTTCCTCCGTAGATAGTTATAGCTGTGTCATCAACACTGTTCGTAACAGCCCCACCTAAAACTAGACTACCTACCGTAGCACTGCCTGACGTTGTAATAGCATTGCTCTGGAAATCCCACGTAGTCGCTGAATGGTCATACTGAAGCGCCGTCGTCGTACTGCCTTTGAACACAAAGTCATTAGCCTGACTCGCATGCGTGCCCCCGTACATCCATATGTTGGCACCTGCTAACGAGCTATTGCCACCGGCATAATAGATATATCCGTTATTAATGGAATTACTAATTCCGCCACTAGCGGAACCGACGATATAATTGTTACCCGTAATGCCGCCCGAAGTACTCAAATTCTGTGACGTACTGGTCCAGTCGATGTGTTCATTTGCTACGAAATTCGAAATCGCATCATGATCTACTGTTAGCGTTATCGCTGGGGTAGTTGTCGAAGTCGCTACTGTCCCCGATACGCCATTGGCCGTTACTACTGAGGTACTGGTAACCGTGCCAGTTGTACTCGACGTACCCGCTCCAATAGCCGTTCTTACTTCAGCACCCGTGATACCCGTATTGAGTACTGGCAGACCGCCACTGGAGAGCAAAGCCGGAACACCAGTATCTGACACCAGTCCTGAGTAAAGTGTGTTGACTGCATTGTCGCCGCTGTTCGTACCCGTTAAACCAAGATCAGTCTTCAGGGTAGCCAGCGTCTGGACTTCCGGCACGCCTGTAGATGCAGTCTTGCGGTAGAACACCGTACTGGTTTCCACGTTCGCCATCTTCGCCAGTGTTACAGCTGAAGTAGCGATGTTGTTGGTGACAATGGTGCCGAACGACAGATTTCCCGATCCGCTGCGTCGCAGGACGCTGTCCGTACCAGCTACGATCTCGGCAAAATTGCCCGCTCCCGTAGCGGTTTTGCCCAGGACTGTGAATCCTACTGAAGATTGCTGGAACTTGGAATAAGTGACTGCATTGGTCGCTATGGTCTGAGCACCATCGGCGACGCTGGTTACATCGCCGGAATGGTTGGGGTGGGTATACACCGTATTGGTGTAGTTACCCGCATGGATATTTGTAGCCCCCTGATCAGTTGTCCAGTCAATGTGGCTGTTACCCCCCGCATGCGCTGCTACTGCGCCCGCGGCTTCGAAGGATAAATTAGTCTGAAAATAGGTGGTCAGCGTAGTGAAGGTAACGGATTTGTTCTTGTCTGCCGCCAGCGGCTCGCTGACATCAACAACGGGGATAAGGTCACCGGTAGCGATAGAACCTGCAGCTAAGGGGGTATCCGCAGAGATGGGTTTGTTAGCCATGGTAACATTCTACCTCTTACAAAGAAAAAAGGCCCCAAAATTCCAGGGCCTTTTCGTCACCATAGCGGCGAGGGTATTACGCTCTGGTTTCTTCGAACAATTCCCAGTCCTTCTTAAAGTATTTGATGACCAGGTTTTTGTCTGCTTCCGTAATCTTAGTCTGTGCGTCTAAGTACTCAGGAGTTGGCGTACGCGTACGCTGCACGTCGTATGCCTTATCTACCCCCAAGAACTCGAACAGGCTAGTAAAATCCTTTTCGAACGGAAAAAATCTATCGGCAACGTTGCGATACGTAGCCAACGCTCCTGGCGGGAAGTCCAACGCTTTCTGATACGGCACGTTAGGAGGCTTGCGTGCTTCGATAAACTCAGCAAACGTCGTTGTGACAATCCGATTAGGGTACTTTTGCAGCGAGTTCCAGTAGAACGAAAATAGCTGTTTGATCGGATTACGTACCACCGTGTAAACAGGTAGCCCGCCGCCCATGCGCTTAGCATTAAGCAAATCCGGTATCAACGCGTGGTGTTCGTACCACCGCTCGGCCTCTGAAAAATGCTGCTCCAGCACGCCGTAGATGTAATGGCTCCCCGAACGCGGGGAGCCCACGTAGATAAACTTGCCTGGTACGACAATCATTATTCGGCTCCTCCTGAAACTTACGCTTCAGGCATAGTAATCGTGTAGTCAGTAATCGAGATCGTGCCGCCAACTACGATGTTCTTGTCGTCCAGCGTCAAGTCTGTCGAATCCCCCGATACGCCCGCCGATCCCTGGATGTAGCAGGTGACCTTTGAAGCGTCCGTGCTGGAGTTCGAGCTGTAAACCCGAAAATATCCCGCAATACCCGTGGTATCAGCTGACGTATCATCCGAAATGGACGCCGTCCGCTGAATCTGTGCACCTGGGGACAAGTTCGTAGCCGCACCAAATGGCGTAGCCGCCATGACACAGGTACCGAGCAAGATACCCGTCACTGCAGCTTCGCAGTCTGTCGGTTCCGAGCCTGTATAGATGTTGATGATCGCATCACCCGTGCCTCCAGTAAGCAGGGTATTGATCGAGTTATCCAGCATCGCTGCTGCGGTTTCATATGCAATTTCTGTTGCCGAAGCCATTACTTAGTTACCTCCTTACAAAGTGTGACCATTCCTTCAATCAACCTGGTTACCTTCGCAGGGTTGGATGTATCCAACAATTCCAGGTCGTATACCGCTTCATCGAAATCAAACAACGCAGTTTCTGTCGCTGCGATGGTTATCGTAATCTTAGCATCGTTTGTGCTGATAGTGATATCTCCAGGGGACGCAAGTTCGACGATTGTCGTAGCTGCGTCAACCTCAGACCGAATGTGCATCCGAGCCGTCCAACTCGTCAGGTCTTTAGGAGCAAAATACGTCAGTAAGCCTGTACTGGCCTTGTAGGTCTGGTCGACCGTATCCGCATCCACATAGAACGAATTGGCGTCGATGTACGTCGCCAGAACGGGGATGTCGTCCTCAGTATTCGCGCGAGTAGCTCCGCCCACGTGAGAAATAAAAACAGGGGTTTCAGAAATCATGGGTAACCCGTGGCCGGTAAGTGTAATCAGCGTAGGGCATCCTGGAGTAAGCGACTCGATCATCTTGCAGACTTTGCCGCCGCCGTACCAATTCAGAGCTTTGATAAAGGTTTCACCCTGTTTGATTTCCAGATCCAGCTTTGTACAGCTCATCGCATTGGTATCCCGCCATAAGAAACAACTCGCTTACGATCTTCGCGTGAAGATTTTTCTTTTTTCGCTTCTACGATCCAACTCGAAAACTCAGCACGGAAATCTGCTGATTTCGACATATTGAACGTTTCTACGTCCTGCTTCATGTAGGCTTTGTGTTTGACCCAGTTGAGCAGGTTCAAATGATGTGTAGAGGGAATTTCGAGCTCAATGCTCGATTTCGAGATTGTTTCCAAGGGGCGGCGATAAACGTAAAGACGAATTGAGCCATCGTGATCTGGAATAGGGTAGAACTGGACTTCTTCTGCTTCTACGTCGGTGATCAGGTACTTGATGTCTCCTGTCCGACCGTCTTCCAAGCCGATATTAAGCCGCTGCCCGTAGTCATTTTCCAGATAACCGGATTCGAAGTTATCCAAATTCCGGATGGTGATGATGTTATTGCTCTCGTCGAACGCCCCTTTAATCCGTAAGATGCGCTCGTCGTACTTTTTGAACTGATCCCCTGCCTTATAGGAAACCTTGGTCAACGCTGACCGACGATCGGCGATCCCTCCGATTAGTCGAACATGGAGATCTTGTGCTTCGTTAAGGTAGTAATAGAACTCTTCATCTGACCAAAGATAAGGTTTCGACGTATCGTCGACTTCTTTGCGAAACAAATCCAAGAGTTCTTTAGGTGTCATTTAGCTTATCTTCGTTGATCTGCTGCCAAGCTTTTGTGACCTCCGTATAGTCAACCTTATAGCCGACCTCTTTGGACACAGCTGGCGTTTTTGGCGAATTACCCGCCGTAAAATCGTTGATATCGTTACGTTCAATAATCCGCTCGATCGCAGCTCGTACATCTTCCAACCGTTCACCTGGATCCACCGCCTGCTTCTGGCGGGGCGCTTCTGGCGGCGGCGCAAAAACATCATCGCCGTCCGTACGTCTTGCACCATGTTCTCCGCAAGAACGTACCATTATTTGCGGGACCTGAATCGGTTCTCCTTTGGTAAAGGAGACCATATGTCCCAACGTACTACGCACCGTATAATTACGGTCCATCACCATTTCTACTGTCTTAATTCCCATACCATAGGCTCCCGTAGGTTTTGGAAAAGGGTTATTGAAATTTGTAAATGCCATCTCGTTGCGTCCATAAGGGGAGTCGCTAAGCGACCCCCCCTCTGGATTTAGTTAGCTTCGTGAGCGCGGTTAGCGATAACGTATTCAACTACAATACGTCCCACGCCGTCAGTCAGCGTTGCCGTAGCAACCACTGCATCAACAGTATCAGCAGCTGTAGTCGTTGGAATATCGTAGCCAGCTACTGCAAACGGGAATACGCCAAGAGCGTCTCCGTCATTTGCAACACCCAGAACTACGGCACCAACATGCACTGCAACAGTGCCCGTACCGGTAAACGCAGTCGTTACCTCATAGAAACCACCAGTAATGGTAGCTCCTGGCGGCAAATCGATTGCTTCATATGGTGATAACGCCACCGTAGTCACGTTTACACCACCGAGAATCGCAGCTTCTGCAACGAGAGGATACTGACGTCCTGCATTTTTAGTAATAGCCATGATCAGTCCTCCTTAGTCTGCTACGTAAGTAACGAACACGCCATGATCTTGCACGGTGTTACCTGCGTAAATGTTGTTGAATTGCGGTTTCAGGAATCCAAGCGTTTTGCCTACAGCGATACCAGGTTGGTTGCCATAGTCAAAATACTTCTCGTCCCAATACGGAGCGCCAAGATCAGCGAACGCAAGGGCCTGAGCACCACACATGATGACCGCAGAACCAGGAACTGCACCGCCGCCCCAAGTGGCGCTATGCGGAACATGCCGGAATTCGTGCAGTACCATACCGTCTACCGTTACACCGCCGCCTTTGAACAACTTGTCGTTCATGCCAGAGGAAGTAGTGTGCCGCAGATTCAGCATGTAATCGTTATCCATCTTCAGGTTCGCCATACACGTCGGCGTCATGAAGACGTGGAACAACTCGTCCATCCCACCCTGTGGGCGCAAACCACGGATATAACCGTTCTTCGCGGCCTGACGCATACGAACCAGGGTTTCCCAGGTAATAACGTCAGTCGTAGCAAGCGCAGAGTTGCCAGTACCTATTTTGAGGGTATTTGCGGTATCTACGTCCCACTGAGCATAACGCGCAGAAGTCGGAGCCGTTACATCAGCAGCGAACTCCAGATTCTGGAGATCGGAACCTACACGGGTTGAACCATCGGGGTTAAGGGAGTAAGCGAAACCACCAAGCGTCAAGAAAGCCATTTGGTCGATACGATCAGCGAGCCAATAAGCGAGCAAGTCACGGCTGTTTTCGCGGAAGCTTACGATAGACTTCTGATCTGCGATACGACCTTCGTGCCGGTTAGCGTGACG